GCCGTGATCCTGCATCTTGCCGCTCTTCTCGGGGAAACGGATTTTTTTCAGACCGTTGATCCAGCTGATTGCTATCTCAGTACGGTTATCCATATCCGTTTTCTTCTCAACCATGTTGAAGTGGCCGCCGCCCTTCTGGCCGTACGCATTCGCCAGCGCCTGAGCCCCCAGCAGCATGGCACGGTCGATGTTGGTCTTGGCCTGCTTCTCCTCTGTGGTTGCTGCCATATCGTTTTTCGATACAAGGACCTTTGAGTCCTTATAGAAACGGATCGGCATCCCCGCATACTTACGGACCAGAATATTGCGCCACATCGCACATTCGCCTTTGAACAGCGGATGGTTAAACCCTTTTGAGCGGTTTACGGCACGCGTCATCATCTGGTTCCAGTCCTTGCCGGACGTGGAGGTGTACCAGTCATTCCACTGACGCGGCGTGACGTAGAGGACGTAATACGGATCTTCGCCATACAGCTCATCACCGGACAGGCGTACCGGTTGTAACGGATGAGCCATCTCGTCAATAAACAACGAGAGATTATCGACCAGCGCAAGGGTGAACAGGTCAGACTGGTCAATACCTTCAAAACTCGTCGCATCCCCACCGAAAAAATGACGATCATGCGTCGGCGGCAGTACGTCGTTGATCATGATTTTTTTGAATTCAGGGTGATCTGCCGTTGGCAGAATGGTGTCATCAGCAACAAAATCACCGCGGGCACCGGCAAGATGCACTATCGCACACTGGTCCTGCAGGTCGTTAAAGTACGTACCCAGCAGCGTTCTGGCAGAGGATGCCAGGTTGAACTTCGTACGCTGCTGGCTCATACGTCCGCCCGCATCCACCAGGTGACGGCCCTGATTAATTTTCAGGGAAAAATCAGCATGGCTGAGGTCTTCACCACGGCCTTCAACGCGCTCATCCCCCATCGTCGGACGTTTAGAGAGTTTGTGCATGATGCTGAACGTCACTTCATCACCGGCCTGTTTGTTGAGGTCCGTGATTCGCACAACCGGTGCACCGGCACTGGTCTGCTTCGTGCTTTTCTTGTCAGGCGAAACTGCTTTTGGTGCATCCTGCTGTTCAGTGAGTATATTCACCATTGAGCGGTTGCGGTTGGCAGCCGTGAAAAGCGCCACCTGATACAGCTTATTCGCCTGGGCTGTTGTTACTGTGGTCATTACGTCAGTACTCCTTCAGTGGTTACCCGAGTTTTTCCAGAATCGCGTCAATTTCAGCGTCCGTCATGCCTCGCATGGCTGCTTCAATTTCGGTATGGGAAGCACCAAGTAACCGTTCAAAATTATCACCGGTTCCGACGGAAGCCGTGTTGCCAAGCTCTGACGGGGAAGCAGGCACTGCCATCTCCCGTTCAGCGGCTTTCACTTTTTCTTCCGCAGTTTTCCGGATATCCGTGTTGTCTGCCTTGTCATCAGAAGGCGGCTCACTGGCTTCACCGAAAGCAAGCTGCGTACGGCGGGCCACTTCGGCGAAACGTTCAGTGAGCGGTTTGTCTTTCCATGCGGGGTCATTCTGGAGCTTCCCGTCGATGGATACGGCAACCGAGAAGCGATCCGGATCGGAGTTCTGCCACGTTTTCAGCACCGGCACGGCATTCATCGCATCAAGAACCGGTGATAAATCCTCACCACCATGACCTTCTGCCTGCTGTGCTGATTGCTGAACACGGGACTGGAGATAGTTATTTTTACGGATGAGCGAAGCCACCGCGTCACCAATTTCCGGATACATCTCCCTGATACGGGCAATCTTCTCATCAGAGATTTTTTCGTTTTCCGGTAACGGTGCGGGTTTCATACCGGCCTGGTGGATCTGAGACGTCAGCAGTTCAACCAGGCGTTTTTCTTCGGCTATCTGTCCCCGAAGAAGTGCGGCTTCCTGTTCGGCCCGCTGCTTACCGGAACGTTCAGCCTCAAGGACTTCATAGGGAATGACGTGTTTACCATCGCGGGTGAGCACACCCTTCGCCTCCGGCTCCTTCACGTCCTGCGTCTGCTCAGCACTGGCATCCGGCGTCGGTGCCGCAGTGTTATCGCCCGTCTGTGTCTGTGCTGCCTCATCCGCATGATTTTCTGTGGCGGCCTCTGTCACGCCGTCCTGTTCGTGACCGTCAATATCCACATCCCCAAGCCCTTCCAGCATTTTTTCCAGTTGTTCCGGGGTTTCTTCACCCGTAAATTCAAAATCCATAAATAACTCCGCATGGTCTGTTTATCGGACAGATCCGAATGGTTGAGTAAATAAGGCTTATCGCTGCCCCCGCGAATAAGCGCACCGCTCCCGGAACGCTTACCTCCGGAAACAAAAAACCCCGTACGATGACGGGGTTCAGTTGAAGCCAGAGTTTTCAGAGCGACATTTCATTCATCCGCTGTTGTAACGTATACAGCATCTGTTGCTGAAGAACGTCCTGCTCCTGTTCCATATTCTGTATGCCGGTAATGATTTCTGCCGTATGCGCCTGGTTGAGCGCATCCACATAACGCTGTCCCTGTGCCGCGGCGACATCCCGCTGTGCGCCAGCATTATCCCGTTGCGCAGCTGCCTGTGCCCTGGCAGCTTCTGCTTCCAGTTTAGCCACCCGGCCTGCCATTTCGCGCATCTGCAGTTCTTCCTGTTGCTGCTCCTGGGCCTGTTGCTGCTGAGCGGCCTGCTGCTCTTCCGGGGTCATCTCATCCGGTGATTTTGGTGTCCCCAGCGCCGCACGAATACGTTCGACAAATTCCTGTTTCTGCGGCACATCCAGAAGGTTAACCCACAGGTCGAGCACGACGGCCTGCACCTGAGGTGGCAGCCCCTGAATAACCTCTGACATTCGCTGTGCAAGCTGTGCCTTAAACGCCGGTGTCTGCTGAACAGGAGCCAGCGCAATATGTGTATTTAACCTTGAAATATCATTGGTCAGTTCACCATTATCACCTTCAGCATTGAGAACAATGGTCTGGCGACGCTGGCGATCATCACGATTAATCACCACCGCATGATTACGCCGCTTTTTCAGGCCATCGAGAAGATAAGCGAGCAACAGCCTTCCCACCTGCTGGCAGGCAAACTGGTAGTTATCGTTGATTTCGGCAAGGGTTGTGGCCCCCTGCTCCACCAGGTTACTGATAGCCACGCCTGACGTCGCACCTGAATCCTGCCCGAGAAATGCGGAATAAACCCCCATGGTATCCTGGATAAGTTTTTCCGATTCCTGCATGACCTGAAACTGCTGGCTGGCAACCTGAAAATCCTGCTCAACCCGAAAAACATCTGCGACACTTTTCTGATTTTTTCGGACCGGATTCAGTTTAATAATGCCATCCGGACGCTCGATCTGCTCCATCAGCTCGTTGTCTGACAACTGGGTGGCATCCTCGTCCATAATCACGCGTTTGGCCTGAAGCAACCACGTCAGTTTTATACGACGAAAATTCACCTCATCCTGTGCCGGAATGGCCCGGGAAATCAGCCCGTAAGGCTCCCCGGTTTTATCCTTCCGGTATCCCCAGAAGGGAACCAGCGGGAACATCCCCTGCGGCGCACTGCAGGGGCGATCCACAATAAAGTGCGGTCCCACAAACCAGGCTTCACGAATACGACTTACCCGCCCGACTCTCACCTGCACCCGCCCGGATGCCACAGCCACCGCATGCATCAGATTATTTTTATCAAAGGCCACCACCCGTCCATTACTGAGTTCAATCACCGGAAGACGCTCGAATGTACGGTAATAAACCACCTGAAGCAGCACACGACGGCGTTCACGCTGAAGCCATTCGTTCTGCTGTCGATCCCATGACTGATACTCTTCCCATGCACTCATCAACGGACTGGGCTGGCCTTCAGTAACCGTGGTATCGACAAAACCACGCCAGTCATCAATGGCATAATCGATAACCTGAGCCATTCCCGGGAATGTGGCTTTTGCCTCATCGGTATCCATCCAGCGGCGGCGCATCAGCCAGCGGCAGTCACTTAAATCAGCTTCCCGGCTGAGCCAGTCCCAGAACACTTCTTTCCGGCTGACAGTAGACACCTTAAACTCAGGCCCGAACGGATCGCTGTTCCGTCTGACCTCCACCCAGCTGAGCCCCGCCTTGATTTGTTCCGCATAGGCATCAGAGCGGGCTTTATTCATATTGCCAAGGCGGCATGCATCGGCAAATTCAGCATTAATAGCTTCAGCCAGTTTTTCAGTTTCATCGTTTGGATCGTCTGACATCACCACCAGGTCAGTTCGTGTTTTGGCCTCCATTCCCAGTACACCATCTACCGTGGGCGCGATGAGGTTATGGATGGTCATGGGCTGACCGCGATCTTTCAGTACCTGAAGAACTTCTGGTGCCAGCTGGTCGCCATCATAATACGCACAGGCCTTGTTTGCGGCATCGCGCCAGTTAGGCTGACTGTCAATATCAGAACAAAGAGACAGTAACTGACGCTGAGAAAAACGCGGCGTGGCTCCGTTGTCGTTTTTCGTCGCCATGGTATTAGTTTCATTTTTCATCAGTGAGCCATCCAGTGTGTGGTTCTGCGTTTATCCGTTTTCTGTCTTACCCTCACCGGCATTCTGGCGCGCATCTCCTGGGCAATCATGTAGCTCATAAGCTGATCATCAAAACAGCCTTCCTGTGCATTCATGGAGCCTTTCGCGTCATAAACGTAGGTGTTCATTTCTGATAATGTGCCCGTCCAGCGGATCCCCGACAGGCCGTTATTCAGCAGCGTTTTCATTCCCTCAGTCAGGACCGGTTTACTCTGGCGGGTTGTCAGCCAGCCAAGACGGGGCGTATCGTCGTCATATGCCTGGTCAAGGTGCTGTTCGTTGTAGATATAACGCGTCGGATAGAGTTCCCGGAGTTTCAGGATAACGGCATGTCCGTGATTGTTACGCTCCGGCCCCACAAACGCGTTGTTATACATACGACAGACCTGCGAAATGAGATGAGCAAAAAGTTCAGCATCGAGATGCCCGAACCAGTGAGCCACCTGCTCGCCATTACTGCGTTTGACAACATCCAGCGATGAGCGGTCTCCGTGCTCCAGCCCTTCGGCAGTATCTGCCCCACAAACATACTCTTCATCCGGATCCGGCAGTTCCCATACCAGCAGATAATTCATCAGCGTCCGCTGCTGCTCGTCTTTATTTCCTTCACGCAGAGACTGAGCTTTAGTCTTCGCTCCTGTAACAGGTTCAATGTCATAAACAATCATCGGTGGCGAACAGAATGATTCTGCCTGCAACGTACTTTCGGCACTGAACACACGTCGTCCGGACGTCAGAAACGCCTCCTGTGGCGTTGAGGGAAACTCCTGCTTCATTTCCTCACGCTGTTCAGTTTCCTTATTGATGTACCACTGCTTCTGTTCATCAGTAAGCGTGATGTTCATTGCCTTCTCAACCGCAGAAAAATACGTCATTTTTTCCCGTGACAGCTTAAGTCCGCTTTCCGGCACTCTGGCGCTGTATTTGAGATCCTGCCACCAGGCGTAAAAATGGAATTTATAATCCTGTGGCGTCAGCGCCAAGCCTGATGCAGTGATTTCCTGTGCCCGGTTACTCATCTCGTAAAAATCGCCACCCACACCTTCAGCAGTGGACTCATCAAAAATAATGCACTCATCAGAGACGGCATTAAGTGTACCGGTTCGCAGTTCTTTCGCCTTAGCCGGATATTTCGCGCAAATTTTGCCGTGCTCTGAGATATGCAGGCGCTGCACCGTACCTGAACGGAATGAGGTTGCCACCTGGATACTCGAGCCGTGACCAAACAGGATATAGCCACCGCTGGCACCGCTACGACGTTCAACGATGGTGAATGAGGCTCTCAGCCAGTCAGGGAGATGATCAAACGGTACAGCAATTTTTGTGCGGAAAATTTCACTGGCAGCCTGTTTATCCTGAGCGACGATCCCGCATTTGAGATGCGGAATGAATAATGCCTGGTCGAGAAGATAAATATCAATGGCCGTGGAAAACCCCAGCTGGCGTGCTTTCAGGATAATATTTTTATTGTGCATGCTCCGGAACAACTGGCGCTGCGCCGGTCGCATTCTGAAGGTGACCAGCTCACCTTTTTCGTTCTGTATCTTGTAGAGATGATTGAGCCGCCACCAGGGATTGCTCAGTTTAGTCATGATGAACAGACGTTGTTCGGCCTCTGTCATTTCTGACGGTTCATCACATCGCGGTTCATTCTTCCGGAATGTCATCCAGTCTCCCCGAATTACTCATTTCATGCAGCGATGACACGATGTCACTGACAGGCGTAACAACGCCCCGACGCTGGCTGGTCAGAATATCGGTTTCCGCTCTGAGTTTATCTCTGGCAGCGTTGGTTCTTTCCCGGTCAGCACGAAGTTTTGGTGCTGTTTCAGCCAGAACGTCCAGCGTCAGCAATGAGCGTTCAATTGACTCGATACGGGCAATATTCCGGTCAAGAGCCTGTTCAGCTTTGAGTATTTTGTCGTACAGAGCAACGCGGGTTTCCACGTCAGCCGCCTCTTTCAGGTCGGCGAACATTTTTTTCAGTGTTCCTGTTACTGAAAGTGCGCGGGCCCGGGTAAACACCAGTTCATCGGCAAGTTCCATTCCGACTGCATCATCTATGAGGTTATCTGCCTCGAGATACTTCGCGTATCCACGGTGTCTGACGGCGTGGGTGTTACGCTGAGAAAAAGCATTTGAAGGTGGCAAAAGTCTGGAACCACGAGTCCGTTTCGTTTCTGCCAAATTTGCGCATTTTTCATCACAACCATCATCGCCTGAAGGCTCGTCATGACTGGAGTTGCCGTCAGATTTCTGCGCACTTTTTTGATCATCAATTTGCGCATTTTTCTGCGCACTTTTCTCTGTATTTCTGGGGGAGTGTTTGCGCAGTTTAATGTACCGCCGAGCCGTGTCATAACTGATATTGTTCTGACGGCACCAGTCCTGAAGCTTTATGCCGGTTTTGACATGTTCGCGTCGAAATGCCTGCTCCAGCTTTTTCCAGTCCAGCTTTGCCATGTCACCTTCTGACGTTCTCTGTTAAAAACTGATGCACAATGACTGCTGTAAATTTTCAGATTTCACACAGCAGAGCCATGTCTGATTAATGTTTAACCTTATTTAGGTTATATCCGCTTCATTCCACTACAGCACCAGATAGGCTGCCTCGCGGATAAATGCCAAAGTCTCCTGATATAGAAACCCGTCGCCACATCGAGCGCTGATCAACATTTGTATATTCACTGCGACAGAAAGAATTTATTTTATTGAATAGTTAGAAATACAGAATTGCATGCTTTATAAGCATTGACGCACACTTCATTTTTAGCAATATATTCTGTTCTCATAGACGATCAGCCCTGCATGCACTGCCGGACACCGTCGGCAATTTTACAGACCTAAGAGGCAATACCAAAAAGCTAACGCGCTTTATCAAGACTTGAGCAACCAACCAATAAAAAAAGCACCAGTACCGCTACCAATGCCCATTTCGTCGTTGTTCACAGCATTCTGTGTACCCACTGTATTTCGCGTCATATCACCACGTCAGACAATCCTTAAGGATTACATAAGATTTACGCATAATAATGCCCATTTTCAACACAGACAAGGGAATTTATATGTTAAATCAAACGCTAACAAAATCTCTTCTTATATTTTTACTTGTCATAATCGTTTCTGTATCCATCATATACATTGTAAGAACTCCAGTCAGACTTGATGTGAACGATGTCACTGAGATTAACCAGAAACATCCCATTATTTTTCTCATCCGGCATGGGGAAAGATGCGATCGCTCCCAAAGAATATGTCTTTCAGCACATGAGGGAATCACAGTAAACGGAGCTAACAAAGCTCAACAATATGGAGATAAATTCAGAAGAATGTTTCCATACTACAGTCTCTATTCTACAGACACACTCCGAACAATGCAGACAGCCACTTTTTTTTCGGGAGGTAAGACAGCAACTATTCCGGACATATCGACATGTGATGATAACGCAGTAAATAATATCCTTAAAATATCAAAATCAGATCATGTTACTGTGATTTTCACACATAATCACTGTCTGTCCAGAATTGCAAAAAAAATGAATGGATGGAGATTTAAACCTGATTATATGGGCACACTGGTTCTGCATCGGGAAAATCACAATCTGATTCTCGACGGACATTTAAAACCAAACGAGCTTACCCAGTGATCCATTTGTTGATAATGCACTGGCATTGATTCAGGTTATATCTCTCCTCATAAAAAAGGCCAGCGATTGAGCTGGCTCTGTTAATCGAGGCATTGCATCCTGATGTACTCCTGCAGGTAGTTAACCTGCGCGGTTATCTTGTCGATTCCACTTCGGAGACGGTAATAATTGAGTTCAGCATCTGCTGTAAGTCCTGAGCTTTCTCCATCGCCCATGCCGCTGGCTCCGGTCGTTGACTTTGCACAGGTGGCGGCGACTTGCAGGCGCTTACGCCCAGCAGAAACATCAGCACGGAGACTTTCAATAGTCGCGTTAGCATCAGCAAGCTCCCTAGTGTATCTGGCATCGAGTGCAGCAACATCACGCTGGCGCTGCTGTATGTCAGCAATGGTGGCGTTCGCCTGGCTGAGTTTTGTCTTCGCATCATCTCGCTGCTCTTTGTAGGTGATGGCGTTATCACGGTAATGGTCTGTTGCCAGCCACAGCGATCCACAACCAAGCAGCAGGACAATAAGCACGCCATACAGCACACGATTCATATCACCACCAACGGATTGCCCAGACCAGAACAGCAATTGCCACAATACGAATGGCAAAAGCTGCCGCTCTTGTTAAATCCAGACTTGCTGGCGTCTCCACCTCAATGCCTTTCATAATGGACAACCTCAGAAAGAATCTTTTATACTTCCTCACAGGGAAAGAACCTCCCTACCCATAATTTCTCCCTTGCCTTATTCAAGGTCAGAAACACAAAACCCCGCTTGCTGCCAACAAACGGGGTTTTTACTTTTACTCACTTAAATTTTGCCAGTTCGCAGGGTTTCGTGTTATCCGTTCGCGTTGGTCAACGGCATTTTTCAGCAGAATATTCTGCTTATCTGTCGATACTCCAGCACGCCAGCGCGCTCTCCTGGTCACGCCGCGATACCTGCCCGTAACAGTTATTTGAGCGGTTCCGACAGTCCCTGCCGCCGTCATATATCCATCGGCGGATTTCAGCACATGCACCTTTCCGGTCTCCTGCGTTCAGTTTCCGGTAAAACGTTGAGGTGAAGCATTTCGAAGGCCCGATGTTGTACGGACAGAATGACGCGATGCCCGCTTTCTGCGGTTCGGTCAGTGGCACTCTGATGTTTTTCTCCACCCATGCCAGCGCCTTATCACGCTCAATGGCGTTAACCCGGTCGCATTTTTCCTTCGACAACTTCATGCCCGGAACGACAGGTTTGCCATCCACCAGGATGGCACCGCGGCAGATAGTCCAGATACCCGCACCATCACGGTATGCCGTGGTGTGGTTACCTTCTTTTTCGTCAAGAAACTGGTCGAGGATTTCAGGCGCAGAAGCGCCCGCAGCAATCAGCGCCAGAACGACCGCTGATAAACCATAGCGGAATTTCCTGCTCATCAGCTTACTCTCCCCGCGCCGCCTTACGCCGGTCCTCTTTGATTTTGAAATACAGGTTAGTCAGGTACGTCAGCAGCCCAAACAGCAGACTCCCCAGCACGCCTATTGCCGCCCACTGAGACGGGGAAACCCTGTCCAGCAACTGCAGGAACCAGTAGCCCGTTCCCACCGCTGACGTGGTGTATGACACACCTGTTGTGATTTTTTCCATCTGGTACATACCCCGTCTCCCGCAATCCGGAAGCTCACAACAATATAAAGACCACCGGCACACACCGATGGTCCCTTGCGCATGCTTACATCATCATGTCGCTGTCAGGTGTAGGTTCACCGCCATCTGAAGCACTCCCGTCACCCGCGATACCTTCCGGCTCAGGAACCGCTGGTACGCCCAGCAGCTCATCCAGAATGGCATCCACTTCTGCATCAAGACGCGACTCAAGGTTCTGGCGAAGTTTCTGTTTCAGTGCGCTCCGGACTTCTTCAGAGCGCAGGACTTCCTTCACTGCCTCTGCAGTGACCAGGGATGTGATTTCTGACATGGGATTTTCTCGCTGAAAGGGGTTGTTAAGGAGTAACGGGCTCTTCGGGTTTGCTTCCGGCTGACTGACTGGCGCTGATTTTCTCAGCGGCCCTTTTATCAATCTGCCTGCACCAGAAATCGCGCACAGCCCTGTACCCACCCGAAAGAAGATACAGCACACAGACCGCCGTACAGAAGTACAGCATCACCTGATGAATAAATGTCATAATTTCTTACCGTTATGGTTGACAATGAGAATTGTTTTCATTTAAAAACCAATGTACGAAAGCATCTTTTCTTTACATTCTCCATTGGGATTACCTCCGCCAGCTTCCATTCCTGCCGCTGGCGGCTTTTTTTAGCAATTATGCGGCTGCTCCAGCTTTGTTTGCTTTAACTTCCACCGTATCAATAAGTACAGGGTAGGTTTCTGCACTACCTGTAATATCCGTAATGACAAACCTGTTGAGTCCATTAGCAGTATTGGCCCATTTCACCAGGTCAAACGCCTGTCCATCCACACCATCGAGCACCGGAGTAACATTAATGCTGTTACTGCCCTTAAATTTAAATGCAAGCGTATGCCAGTCATGGTCGAATGCGCCAAACGTGCCAAGTTCTTTTTGTTGATTAACTGTATGATGGTATGCAACATTAATACTGGCTTTATCTGTCTGGACAAAGAAAGAACTCAGATGGCCTTCACCACCCTCACCCGGCCATTCCGCTATTCGCCAGTACAAACCAAAGGCATACTTGTTTCTGGTTGTCTCAAGATTGACGTTTTCGGGGATTTTAAACCGGACAGCAATTTCCCCGCCTTTTTCCAGTAAAAGTTTTGCCTTGTCTGCAGCAATATCACAGTACATTGACCAGGATTTCGCGCTGTTATTTTTCTCAATTCGCAGAGCTTTATTGCCGCTGTCATCAACCAGTGTGCGCCTGCCATACACACCGTCCCAGCCATAGGGTTTCAGCTGATTGTCTGTAGCTTTTTTGGCATCGTAAAAAATTACAGACTCTGAGGTGGTAACCGGTCTGTCTGGAACAACCACCCCGGCAGTACCATTAACAAACGCAGAAGACTTACCCGCGCAGCTCAGAATCGCAGTTGCCAGACGGTCGGAAATAATCCCACGGCGAGCCCATGAACTGAAATGGCTCGCCCTGTCCTGTGACGTCCAGGTGGCTGAGCTGTCACGCCATTTCGAACCGTAATAACCGATACCCGGAATGTCCGGGTCTTCTTCCGGTTTGTTCGTCGGCACATTCACCCCGTTCTCATCCGTCATGAACGGTACGAAATGGATATTCTTTTCCGTTTTGTTTTTGTAGCTGCCGTACACCGTCTGGTACGTGGATTCGTTCTTCTGCTTCCAGAAATACGTCGTGTCCCCGCATATCCAGGGAACACCGCCAGCAGAGCCACCGACGCACTGACCTGCCATATCCGCCAGGTCTGCACGGAATTTATCAACCAGCGCACCAAACTGTGCGGCATGATTTGCCGGCGTACCGCCAAAATCAAATTCCCCCTGCATCCACACCACGGCAAACAGCACATTTTTCGGGTTCTTCTCCAGTGCCGCTTTTGTTCGACCGATAAGGTCCTTATACAGCGGCTTGTCCACACCCCAGCGGGTTGAATTCTCCGAGGCGCCACTCGCGTCACTGTATGTGCCATCAGCTCCGGTGGTGAACGCTGAACCACCACGACAGCACGGAACCAGCAGAATGCCCGCATTCGCCGGTATAAACGGCAGCAGTTTTTTGGCGATATGCAGCCCCTGCCCCACGGTTCCGTACTGCCCCTTTGACAGGTCCGCTTTCGGATGGTTAAGACGGCTCATGTCCTGCACATCATGCAGACAATGGTCCGCCGGAATGATGTCGTTATATTTGCATGCTGCACCGCCCGGTGTCACCGTACTGCGACGCGCTAACTGTTTAATACGTGGATCAGGGCTGTCGAATGTATCCGGTAATGGCAGTCCCTCACCGTATGACATACCATTGGACTGACCAGCAAGCGCGATCACATAGTAATATTCTGGCGCAACAGAAGGCGCTGAGGTCGTCGGACGGTTGCCTGGCTCCTCTGGTGATGAGATGCTCCCCTCACTCACAACTGGCTGGATGAACTCCGCACCATAACCAGCTGTCGAAATCAGCGCACTACCATAAGGCTGCCACCCTTCCTTCAGTTTTTGAGTTATTCGTTTCGCAAGGTCTGACGGCGACGCCGCCCTGACAACATCATAGTGTTTAAATGCCATGAATCCTCCCGGCCGGGATAATATTGTGAGTAAAATAAGGAGCGGGCTGAAGTCCGGAAGTTACAGGACAATGGCAGAAGGGAGACTACAGCCCGCAATTCGAAAAAGGTCGCGCAGTTGCGCAGAGTGATTACTATGGGGTATTATTCGCCAGCTGAAATATTACTTCACGTTTCATTGTTCATTCCTTGCCGCCCGCGTCTCCCAGCGCGGGCTTTTTTGTCCATAAGAAAGCCCCTCCGGAGAGGGGCTGGAGAGTGGCGCTATGTGCCATTGCATGGTGCCGGGTGCCTCCCGGTGAGTTCAGCCCGGTGCCACTAAACCCGCGTCATTCTCGTTTTGATAATCAGAGATTATACCGTCACCAGTCGCCCCTCCGCTCAGGGGGATTCACCATGCAGTTTTTTCTAACAAATTCTCATCCGGGCAGACAACATTCAACTGACTTAATTGTGAGGTATGTAACATTCCCGTTGAACGGATACAAAAAAAGCCAGCCACCAGGGGAGGCTGGCAAACTCGTAGAGCAAAATGCTGTTACGCAAACTTCGTTACAGGGTTATCCTGCAATACTTAAAATATACAATATTTAGAAAACTAATAGTGCCATATGAGATTTTTAAGATTTTGTTATTAATTGCGGTCGTACCTTCCTTTCTGTGTACTTTCCGTATAGCTCACAGGATTCTGGGTACAAAAAAACCCGCGCATCGGCGGGTTCGGCTGCGTGGCAATGTAACCACTCTTATCATGATATGCAGATTTTTACGATCGTAAACTATTTTTTCGCTGATAAAATACAGAGCTTCTCCCTCCCGGCAATTCACGCTCAACATACCGATCCATCTCAAGCCTCACTCCCAGCATCATCAGCATGCCTTCAACAATCCCCTCCGCTTTGTGAAGGCGTTTACCTATACAGGTGTCAGAGCACCCATGTTTCCGTGCCAGCGCCATGAACGTCTCCCCCAACACGTAGTAATCAACCAGCAAGTCATGCAGATCGCGATTGTTCCGGTAAAGGCGGGCTATGCACCCGCATATCACCATCGCATCATCGTCACAGCACTGTGGACGTGATTTTACTTTTTCGGGGATCAGTCCCTTAAATCCGGCAGCAATGGGCGACCATGTAACATCCTCATAGTTATTTACCGCCCATGCCCCCCAGCGCTCAAGAACCTGCCGGATATCACGCATCAGTATCTTTACCCCATCCGCGATGAACCATAAGGACGCCATTGACGACGGCGTGCTTTTTCGCATCTTTATCATCAATGTATTTTCTGACTGTAGCACGATTGCAGTTCAGTATTCTGGCGACTTCTGTCTGATTTCCCCTGGTGCAGATCAGTAATTCAGGTATCGTTTGAATTTTAGCATTCATCAAATGTTCTCCAGTTCGGTGATTTTTATCCCCACTCTACCGCCAGGCACTTTCACGCCGCGAATTACGCGAATGTCATCGAATTGCTCGTCGTCGTCCGCAAATCCGGCGTGGATAAGAGAGTCGAGTAAACCTTTCAGGATGTTATCGAGGTCGCGACGGCGGGAATCTGGTGGTTCAGCAATAATTGTGATGCGAAGTCGTGATTTAGTGAAAATGTCTAATCTGAGTTGCCGGATGATTTGCTGTACGTCTTTTCGGTATTTCTGGCCTTTATCGCTGATGTAGTACTGGCTTCCCCGTCTTCGCCAGTAGGTATTCACCGTCGGCGGCCAGGGAAGCACAAACTCATATTCATTCATGACTTAATCTTCCCCTCCTTCAGCAATATCGCCTGCGTCCTGATCACGCCTTCCAGGTGGTAAAGTCTGGCGTCGTTGTTGTCGAGAATTCGGGTGCGTCGGTCGATCTCCGCGTGGCAGTCACTACAAGCCCATGCACCGATCAGGTCGTCAGGCTTCATTCCCGTTCCGCAAATTCCAGCCATCCGGTAATGTGCCAGAACTGTCGTTTCAGGATTGCCATTGCATACGCCGTAAATCCGTACCTGGCATTCTCTGCCGCGCGCTTCTTTGCGTAGGTTTGCCATCATCTTATTCCTCGTACATTGAACTATCCGGAGTGACTATTAAATCTTGCACGACGTCTGAGCCACCGGACATCCCACAGGTGAGACGTATAATTGAAGGTTTTTACATCAGATTCGTTGGGGATTGGCCTGGGTTTATTTCGGGAGCGTTTCGTTGGAAGGTAATTGCAGTTTTCACAGACTATATCGGTAATGCTTCGTCGCTGTCGTCTCATTCATACCTCCTGTCGGTAAATCTGACACCCTGCTCCACAGCCCAGGAAGTTGTGTACTCAATCAGGCTTGCCATACGCTTCACGCTCATCTGCGCACTGCTTTCGCGGATATTGACGTATTCACCTTCAAGACCTGGCAAAACATCAGCTTCCTGTTTTGTAGCCACGGCATGACCGCTGATTAACAAAACTTTCCACTGTTCTGGTTTTAGCCATCTGCCGCACCACTGAACCTGTCGGGAGATATCAGCGACCATCGCGTGAAATTTGGCATTTTGATCGAGATTCCGCTTGTAATCGGTGATGCGGATCGTAACGGGTTTGTCTTTATCGAGAGTTGTTGCAAGGATGGCGTTAATGGCGAATTGTTGCTGCTGCTTACTTCGGAGGAAGATAGTCTGGTTCATTATTCCCTCTCACTGGATTTTCCCAACAAAAAAGGAGCCGAAGCTCCTTTAGTTTCAGAATTCAAATTGTCTTGCCCGCAGGCTTTTCAGCATTGGCATGGCCCGCTGGATAATGGAACTTGACATGTCGAGACGTGTTACCTCCCTTAGTAGCGCGTCTCTGTTCTTCGTCACCATGTAGATGGTCTCAAACGCAATGTCATACAGCTTGTTCGTGTATGAGGAGTTCAGCTCTTTCATAATGGGATACAGGTGTTTGCTGAGGTCCTGGGCTTTTTCCATCCAGAGCTGCATGTAGCAAAGGAGGATGATTTCTTCGGCTGTGAATTGTGGCTGAATCTGCGGCTGCTGTTCGGTTGGTGCTGTTTTTCCCTGGCTGAAATAGCAGTCTTCCAGTTTTTCGAATACCTCCCACGCCTGATCAGTTTCGAGCATTTTTGCGTGACGGGCTGCGCCGCGTTCTGTCCATAGGATGAGGGAGCGAACGTTACGGGCAATTTTCACAGAGTAGTTAAAAGCTACTCTGTGCTTGAACTCACGTAAAGTTTCACCTTCAAGTTTGAAGAAGTGTTTTTCCTCAATGAAACGACCTTTGTTTTCGTGGTGATTCTGGCGAATACGAATAGCTTCTGTGCCGTAAAGGTGCGCCAAAAGTTCGGTAGTGATAACGGGGATCTGCTTGTAAGTAATCGTGGAGAGTGTTTCAACAGAAACTTGAGTTGTCATAATGACGCCCTCGAGTGGTTTCTAAACTATCACCACCGTCAGGTTCCTAATCATCGGGTGGCGAGACGTACAGGGTTAGGAACTACCGGGAAACCAACCGGCGAGCTTTTCAGCTCCCCTATACGCCCCACCATAATTCAGATGTGCGTGTGCATACGACAATAAAAAACACGCTCGCGGCGTGTCTCTGTCGCGGTTTCTATCCGGGGTTCCTAATCCCGACGCCAGATTTTGCTGGCGTGCGATGAATATAATCCCGGATACGCGACGTTGTCAAACTGATGGCATTGCAGATCCCTACGCAATGTAACACTATGTGTTATACATTAATAACGGAACAAAAAATGCGCATTTTTAAAAACGCCTGGTTTGAGCGACTTGCACGCAAAACAAAATATCCGACCAATCACTGCGCGAAATTGTTAAACAGGCTGATAACGGGCTTATCTCAGCAAACCTGGGTAACGGCGTTATCAAGCAACGTCTGCCACGAGTCGGTGGCGGCAAATCTGGCGGTTATCGCACAATCATTTTCTATCGCGTCGGCACAAGGGCCTTTTTCGTATATGCATACGCAAAAAATGAACGTGAAAATATAACCGCTACTGAGGAAAGTGCATTTCGGAAGGGGCTCCTCACGTACTCAATCTAACAGATGAACAACTGGCACAACTGATTCTACAGGGTCAGTTTACGGAGGTACCCAATGAGTAAAAATTACCGCAGTGATGCGCTTGCATCCGTACATGAAATGATGGAATCGCTTCATGATATCGGCGCAGTAACGAAACAGACTATGCGAGAATTCGATGAAACTTGTCTCCAGCCAGCGCCGGTAATGTCTCCGGAAAGGATCCGTGCACTGCGCGAACGAGAGCATCTGTCTCAACCTGTTTTTGCCAGATACCTCAACGTCAGTAAAAACCTGATATCAGACTGGGAACGTGGTGTAAAACGGCCGGGAGGTGCCGCTCTTCGCCTTCTTTCAGTCGTAGAGAAAAACGGAATCCAGGTAATATCATGATACTCCAATACAACAAAACCCGCCGAAGCGGGTTTTCATTAGAAGCACCTTTAGTTTTGCTGTTCTATTTTAAGCTTGATAGTTTCATACAAAACAATAGTTGCGCCTGTTTTACATAATTCCCGGCTGTCATACGCACGAGACCAATAACACAACCAGTTCTCGAGATCTTCTCGAGTATAGGTTTTGCAGGCCAGTCCCTCTGCCATTTCCACGATTTCATCGCCTGGTGCTGTTAACTCATAGCCATTCAACAACAAGAAGACATAACCAGCCATCATAGCTGTTCGTTTGTTTGCATTAGCAAATGGATGATTCTGAATCAGACTTTCAATCAATACTGATGCCAGTACAAACATGTCATTAGTCTGTTCATACCATCGAACCATGCTGGGACGAGACTGAGAAGAACTTAAATTATCAACACTCAGCACACTAACAGGTTCATCTGGTGTTTGAAGCTCAATTAAAAGGCGATTAATTTCGGTAAGATCATCAAACGAAAGGTAGTGCACTCCTTCAACAATCTCAGCCATAGAGCACAATACCCATCATTACACTTTTGAAAGTTCTTCCATTGCCTTCTCGTAACGAGAAAAACCGAAATCGAAAGCATTTTTCACCTGCTCACGATGAGTGCAATTTTCATCGATAGCCGGGCGCGGAGCTGCCACAACGCTTTTATCGCGAGGGGGAATAGTCAATCGCGGGTGTTTTTTTAGTGCGTAGCTCATTGGGTGTACCCTTACTTCTCCGTCCTGTTCTTTAACAAAAATCAAGTCAATACAAAATTAGTCAGGCTAATGTTGTTAGCATAGCCTAATACCAATCGTATTCACAACCACAGTAAGTGAAAAAACCCGCCGAAGCGGGTTAAGTGCGGGTGCGTTGAGGATGCCTGACACATCAGAGGTGGCGAGGGATTTCTCCCTCGCCGGGTCTCTTACTCCTCAGGTTCGTAAGCTGTGAAGACAGCAACCTCCGTCTGACCGGTTCGGATTCGTACCTCGCAGAGGTCTTTCCTCGTTACCAGTGCCGTCACTACGACGGTAATACAGATGACGATCAGGGCGACTAACATCGCCTTTTGCTGCTTCATAGCCTGCTTCTCCTTGCCTTTCGGCGCGTAAGAGGCTAACCTACATGTGTCTAGCATGAAATTGGCCTCAGATTAATGTTAGGCGTCTTGCAGGACGCGTAATGTTAACTGGGGTTTTTCTCTGTCTGCCTTACGGTGGCATGCCCGAGGCAGACAGCCTCAAGCACCCGCAGCAATTCTACTTAACTCTCGCTTTACCGCAAACCGTTTTTACCCGATATGGGAATTCCCATATCGTAATGAATTCAGTTCCCTAGTCGATCCATCAAAAACACAACCAGGCAGTAAACGCCCACAACAGCAATAACAGCCAGCGCACCTTCCATTGCCAGTGATATATCATCCGACATATTCCCTCCTTTGGTGTTAATCCCGGCGAACGTTTTTACCCCCACCGACAAATAACATATACTAAAAAAGTGATAGCCATAGCAACGCCTGTAATTGCAAATGCTTCAGGCCAGTTCATTGGCGCACCTCCTGCGGCGGTTCTGGTAGCGGCATCCAGTCGGTTACATTGCGGCTCTGTGTTTCGAAAAATTCATCACCATCACGGACTACATCAAAAAACTCACCGTCTCGATATTGCGCATAAAGAACGAATGCGCCATCACATAAAATAATTACGTGCTGACCGTCATCCGGCATTCGCTCACTACAGCTTATCCAACCATCCAGAGTTACCGGATGGTTGGTTGACGTTTCCGAGATTTCCCGAAAATTATTGGTTGACGAACCCTTCTTTTCCCGAAAGTTTCCAGCCTGAAGCATGGCGGCGCTGTCTGGCGGGGCAGCATATAGCGGCACGTATATTTCCGGTTCCTTATCAGCACCGGGTTGCTCTTCCAGTGAGAATGTCTTTCCGGTAAATCGATTCATATAAAGCACGGGCTCTGCTTCCAGCGAAGCCTGAGCAACAAGGGCCAGTGCTAAATCCAACTCAATTGCCTCGAGAGAATTTTTGAATGCTGTCTGTTTTACTGCAAATTTCATCGCCTTTACATTTTCACTAACATGACTGATTAACTGCTCTTTTGTAAAAGTGGTCATCTCATTCTCCTTTGATGCGAATGCCAGCGACAATTGAAGCCTGATAGCTAATTTACTCACAGTACCGCCTCCTGAAAATTCCCCTGATAGAAAGCCAGCACGCGCTGCATAACTTCACTATTCCGGCACTCGCGACAGATTATGTTCAGGCGTCTATCGTAGCGGCGAATTTCTCCGTCTGGTAACTTTCGAATCAATGTCTGGTCAGTTGTTTTCTCCGGTGTCTTACGCCATACGCGATACACCTGTTCTGATGCAAAAACACCGTATTTACCGGACATGTATAAATCGCCACAAGCCAGTACATCCACAAGGCAACGTCTGACTGAATGCCAGCCTGCTCCCGTCGCTCTCTCCAGTTGCGATATCGTCATGCGTTCATTTTTGCGTACCAATCCGATAATTCGTGCCTTCAGTTCTTCCCGCTGTTCGTGTGTAAAAGGTTTCGCCATAAGCGCCTCCGGCAATCACTTTTCCGACACAATACGACCGGATGAATCGACAATCTGTCGAACAATATCCCGGTGCTTGTTCAGCTCCCGCAGCGCGGCGCAGACTCGCTCCCACTTCTGGACCTGTTTTTTGGCGCGACGAAGTTCTCGACTGGCAGCATGCAGCGATGGAAGCATCACCGAACTGGCAGATTTTTCGGTGAATGATGGAACTTCTCGGATAAACTCATCTGTACTGGCCTTTGCCGTGCTCTCTGATGCCAACGGAAAACGATTCATTTCATCGCCTGCCGCGCTGTTTTCTGCGTCATGGTGTGATTGCTTATTCTGCGATGATAAGGCGCTCAAATCGCCGTTTTCGACATCAGGCATTTTGTAACGGAATTTTCCGTTGCTGATCTCGCGTACCAGGCGTCTCGTTGCTGTTACCACCGCCAACGTGGAAGCAACCTTACGAGTGCTGACACCGAACTTCCCCGCCAGTTCCTCACAGGTTTTAGCCCCCTCCTGAGAGATAAACTCAATCATCATGTCAGCGCTAACTTTTGGAGCGACCTCTTCGGTCAGCATATCCTGTGTTTCAGATTTTACTGGCCGCTCTTCGGTTACCCCGGCTTCACCTTCGACAGCCAGAAACCAGGTGTGACCCGTTTTATCAACAACGCCATTTTTTTTGAGCTCCCACAGTTCGTTGAGAACTTCTTCACGGCTGATATCAAGCCGCGCCGCCAGTTCAACAGAATTGGCTTTTCCCATCGCTTTCAGTGCATGCAATACGGTTTCCATCGAAAATTTACCTCGTCAAAAATTCTCACATACCCTGACGTCCAACGTTTGACCGCCAGCTCTCCCAGTTAAAATTCACCCAACGACCACCGTTCATGGTCATCCGGTCCATAATCCTCTCACCAAGAAGCGTGCTCATTGCGGCATGATTCAGGTTTGTCAGCATCCCGACACTGCGCAGTGATGCCGTCCGGCGGTCAACAATCTGGTGCAGTACCACCTGCTCGTTTTTCGTCTCACGCTGGATGCCAATTTCGTCAAGAACCAGGAGGTCCACTTCGCACAGTTCACGCAAAAATTTTTCCCCTGACAGTCCGTCGTCATAGCTGGCATGTAACGCGCTCATCACATCCGCCACGGTGACCACTATCACGGATTTACCGGCCTTCAGCAGACGATTACCCACAGCCGCCGCCAGATGATTTTTTCCGGTTCCCGGATTCCCGCTGAACACGAAGTTTGTATAACTGGTCATCAATTCATCGACAATGGATTTCGCCTGGCTCAGAGCATGGCGCTGACCGTCGTTCTGCACCCGGTAGTTCCCGAATGAGCACTTCCTGTGAAGCGGCTGGATGCCCGCACGGTTCAGGATTTTTTCAACCCGCGCCTGATGATTCAGGCGGTTAATTTCCTCGCTGCGCTTACGGCCCTCAGCCAGTTGCCATTCCCGCCATTCGTCGGTCGTCCGGAACGGTGCTGCCACGTGCGGTGGTGCCAGACGGCGCACCCGTTCAAGAATCCCTCCAGTCGAAATGTTTTTCATGGCTGATTACCCCCTGAAACCCGGCGGAATTTCGGTGTCCGGTTCAGAAATGTGATTCACGCAACGCAGGCTGACTGCGCCAGCCTTCGGCAGCGACCACGGATTTTCGAAATTCCTGTTCGGGCCAAAAAACGTCGATGCCTGCTGAACAAATTCAGTTCCCGCTTTCCCGGTAGCCTCCAGGTATCTTGCGTAACGCCTCACGCCATCCAGCACGACATCCGGTGACACCCCTTCGCGTAATCTGGCCCTCCAGGCATTGAACGCGGATTTCTTCGGGTTTGACCCTGCCCGATGCGGATATTCACGCCAGACCCGTTCGAACACGTCAGGATAATCAACTCGTCCCGCAGACGGTCCCGGCATCTCCCGGGTTAACCCAATCGGCTTCCCGCTCATCGCGGAATCGGCATCAGGCTGCTGCGGTTGGTGCTGTTGCTCCGGTTCGACGATCAGCACCTGCTGCACACAACGCCCGGAATCTGCTTCCGGTGTCGTGCCAGTTGGTCCTGGACGCTCAGTCAGAACGGGGCAAGAATCCCCCTGTGGGTCCGTGGCGATTTTTTCGCCATGGACCAGAAGGGTTTTATCTCTTTCCTGTTCCTGTTCCTGTTCTTGTTCTTGGCTTGAAAGGGGCTCTGAAGGGGCTTCAATTTTCCGACATGATTCACGTCTGACATCCAGGTGGAAATCATCCTTATATCTATCATAAAAGGATGATAAAAAAGGATTTTCCAGCAACGCGGAATATTCATTTCTTACCCCAGCACAACGGTTATCGCCAGGTTTCAGCGATTCACCAACCTGCCATGCTGCCATTTCATGCACCCATACAACCTCAGAATCATGGTCATAGCTGCAAAAACCAGCCTCGCAAGCCATTTGAAGCCCCTTAGAAGCCCCTTCAGGATCAAGTCCGGTTTCGTGAGCAATGTACAAAACAGGCAGGTAATAAAGGCCCAGCATATTGGAATGAGGCGAGGTCATCATATACAACGCCACTACCATACATTCCGGACCAGACTTCCTTAGTTTTCTCCCTGTTTCGCCTAACCAGAACTGAGGTGAAATTGTTGCGTAATTACGCATAGTCCCCTCGCATACAAGATTTACTCCATACCGCAGACGGTCCCGGTATCTCCCGGGTTAACCCAATCGGCTTCAGGCTGCTGCGGTTGGTGTGACTGCACATTGGTGTGACTGCACATCTTCACAGACGGTCCCGGTATCTCCGGGTTAACCCAATCGGCTTCAGGCTGCTGCGGTTGGTGTTGTTGCTGGCGAAATTCTTCCAGATGTGGCAGAATTATTCCCGTGTATTGCTCCATGCCCTGCCTGAATATCAGATATTCATCAGGATTTGCTCAGAACGTCCGGCCCCAACCGGACGTTTTTTATTTGCATGAACGTTAATGGCATGCTGGAAAGCCCGGCTGATCGGACTGATATCAGATGCCATCTGAAACGCGCATAAAATCGCCGCGATGTATCGCCAGTCGGTACGACTGACCTTCGATTCATGACAGCCAATCATCTTCGCCAGTCCCCTTTGCGTCAGAGCTGACAGGTTGATAAGTAAATCCGTTTCAGCGCGATCGATATCGCGCTGTGATAGTTTGCTGTAACTTGTTTGTTCCATTTCTTAAGATTTCCAATAGTGAATAGTTAGTTGAAAGGTATGCGTGGAAACGCATATGGCCTTAGTTGGTCAGATATATTGGGACTCGCTTTGTCAGCGACGTAGGACGAATGTCCATTGTGAAAAGAGCGGTGTTACTTATGCAGTTGTTTTTTTGTTACTTGGGAAGGGCTTTATTTCTTCCGCATAAACGCTTCCATCAGCGTTTATAGTTAAAAAAATCTTTCGGCCTGCATGAATGGCCTTGTTAATCGCGCTTTGATATACGCCGAGATCTTTAGCCGTCTTGGTTTGCCCAAAGCGTATTGCATAATCTTTCAGGGTTATGCGTTGTTCCATACAACCTCCTTAGTACATGCAACCATTATCACCGCTAGAGGTAAAATAGTCAACACGCACGGTGTTAGATATTTATCCCTTGCGGTGATAGATTTAACGTATGAGCGCAAAAAAGAAACCATTAACACAAGAGCAGCTTGAGGACGCACGTCGCCTTAAAGCTATTTATGAAAAAAAGAAAAATGAACTTGGCTTATCCCAGGAATCTGTCGCAGACAAGATGGGGATGGGACAGTCAGGCGTTGGTGCTTTATTTAATGGCATCAATGCATTAAATGCTTATAACGCCGCATTGCTTGCAAAAATTCTCAACGTTAGCGTTGAAGAATTTAGCCCTTCAATCGCCAGAGAAATCTACGAGATGTATGAAGCGGTTAGTATGCAGCCGTCACTTAGAAGTGAGTATGAGTACCCTGTTTTTTCTCATGTTCAGGCCGGGATGTTCTCGCCTGAGCTTAGAACCTTTACCAAAGGTGATGCGGAGAGATGGGTAAGCACAACCAAAAAAGCCAGTGATTCTGCATTCTGGCTTGAGGTTGAAGGTAATTCCATGACCGCGCCAACAGGATCCAAACCTAGTTTTCCTGACGGGATGTTAATTCTGGTTGACCCTGAGCAGGCTGTTGAGCCAGGTGATTTCTGCATAGCCAGACTTGGTGGTGATGAGTTTACCTTCAAGAAACTGATCAGGGATAGCGGTCAGATGTTTCTACAGCCACTAAACCCGCAATATCCAATGATCCCATGCAATGAGAGTTGTTCCGTTGTGGGGAAAGTTATCGCTAGTCAGTGGCCTGAAGAGACGTTTGGGTGACAAGAAGCACAGGTATTAACAATAGCTTTCATGGTGATACGAATCAGTGGCTAAAAAAGGCGACTTTAAGCCTACCCAGAAAGAGGTTGACCAAGCTATTACTCGCTTGAAAAAAGTAACTTTTAGCGGAGTTACATGGACCGGAAGTGAGGGACGAACCCCAATCTGGTTTAAATTGGATCTCAAAGCTTTTGATGAAATTGGCAACCCAATCACAGGCATAAGATTTATGCTTCACTGGCGTCCTCCTATCGTTGAAGGGGTGGATATAGTGAAGATTTCATTTGTGATGTTTCTTCATGACAGGCGCATTTACGCGCTTGATCCGTACCCTGCGGATAACAAGCCACACCGTAATAAATCTATAGTGAACCATCCAGATTTTGTTGAGGTGGCTCGAGGTCCTCACTATCACATGTACTTCGAATCAGCTGGGGAAGAAATTGCACTTAAGCTTGAAACGAACATCAAGCCAGATGATTTTTTTGGCTACTGGAATTATTTTTGCGAGGCGCTTAATATCATATATGAAGGCAGCCCACCTTTACCTAATCAAGATAAATCAGGTCAGTTATCATGGGAAATGTAACGTGTTCAACAGTCATATCTAAGCTCGGGTTTGAATGCCACCCAATGAGCGACACGTTGCTGCGCGTTATTAGTCCATTCACATACTACGATGATTGTGAGCAGATAAGTGTATTCGTTCAAGAGATGAGTGGTCAGTATAGGGTTACAGACTACTGCGATACATTGATGAATATTGAATCACGCGGCATCCACCTGACTAAAAAGAAAATTGATCTGATCAGGTCATCACTCGCTTCGCAAGGAATTTCATTAAATGACTCTGGAGAGATATCTGCGTGGGCAGATGAGTCGTCCGTTGGACAGGTAACTGCAAATGTTATTCGTGGTGGGATTCTTGCATCCGCCCAAACTGCTGATTGGTATGCTGAGGTCAAAGACGATAAGTTCGAAAAATGTGTAATCAGTTACTTAAAATCAGCAGGGCTTGGGAAGCGACTAGCCTTAAAGGAAAAAGTGAAAGGTATTAGTGGGCATAACATTACTGTTCCGTTAACGCTAAGGAATGAGTCTCGACTAATACCACCAAAACGCGGGTTTACGGTAAGCCTTGCCAGCAGTAAGGGATGGAATACTGCCCACTCAACAGTTGGGAAGATTGTTGACTTAAGTCAGGTCGTTCCTGACATAAACAATAGATTTGTAATAGTTGACAGCGATGGGTTAACACCTGAGCTACAGCAACTATCACTACTATTTAATGATACCGCACGAGTGTTGCCATTCCATACCAGAGACTCTTGGATTGAGTCTCTGGTAGCCTAGAAAAACCCGGCCTCAGCGCCGGGTTTTCTTTGCCTCACCCCCCCACCTAAAGACACATAACCAAATGTATTTATTGAAAAATAAATAGATACAACTCACTAAACATCGCAATTCAGATCTCTCGATCACCTCCCAAGCCACTCAACCCTGCAAAAAATAAATCCATATAAAAAACATACAGATAACCATCTGCGGTGATAAATTATCTCTGGCGGTGTTGACATAAATACCACTGGCGGTGATACTAAACACATCAGCAGGACGCACTACTCACCAGGGCGGTGAATATACAACGATTCAAATATGAATCTACGGCGCTGACAAAGCGCAATAACCAAAGTGAACTTTGGGGTGTGGTGAAGGGTTCATGGACGGGAATATGTCGCACGTAAAGCGGCGGGGCCTGCGGGACTATTGCCGAATTGAAGTAGGCCGAAACAGGTCGAAATGGGTCTCCCACCTACCACACCACCAAAGTTCATCAGGAGGTCTATATGACACGCAGAACTCAGTTCAAAGGCAATTCACGCTCTCATCGTCGTGAGCGTTTAAAGGCAAAGGCATTAGCTAACGGCGTGCTGGCCCGCGAAGAAGCAATAAGTTCAGAAGTATTACACCGCCCTACTCTAAGCAGAGCGCAGATTCAGGCTAAAGGTACTCACGAAACGCCTGAGCGCATAGAAGACGCTAAGCCAATTAAGTTCATGGCACAGGACGTGATCTGGCAACAGAAAGAATACAGACGCAATCTGGAGCGAGCAGCCATTGTGTACGCGAATGAGTTTGGACATAAGCAACCAGAAACTGGTGTATGTCTTCCAAACGTAGCCATTTACGCGGCAGGCTACCGGAAATCAAAACAACTGACGGCGAGGTGATTGATGACCACGCCTTCAGTTTTGCCGCAAAAATTATGGCGTCCGCTTGCAGAGATTAAAAACTTCGTTGAAAAAATGCCTGATGGAGTTCGCCTTACGGAAGTTACTAAAAAAGTTAAGACATTTGCCGAACTGTCAGGAAAGGAGAGAAACCAGCTCATAGATTTTATCGATAAACGGGAAAGCATCATTGTATTTAAGGTCAGAAAAGAAGGTTCTGGTAACGGAGTAACCTTTTTCCGCCACAAAAAATATGGATATCCCAAACGGGAAGGAAACGTCACAATCATTAAGGACCTTCAATCAAAATTATGTACCAGATGCGGGCAGACAAAATCAGTCAATGATTTTTATTCAGATGCCAGCAAGCGTGACGGGAGAGCCATTTATTGCAAGAAGTGCGAATCTGCAATGAAACGCTCACGCAGAGAATGCAACAAATTAATTCTGCAACAACAGGAACCTGAAATGAATAACCTCAAAGCAGTTTCACCTTCACCAGAAATACTCAGAAAACAGGCTGAAGAATTGCTGAAAGCCGCCGAAATTGCGGAGAAAAAACGCCAGGAAGATGATGCATTCAACAAAAAACTTGCGCCCTTAAAACTTGAAATTCTTCAGGCCGCCGGAAAAATGCAGCTTAAACTGGACGAATTCATCGACTGTATGGATGAAATGAATAAAGCAGTTCAGAAGCTTAAAGAGCTGACCGCCTGATATTAATAAATTGCAACTACCGGAGTTAACTATGAATGAAACAGAACTGAAGCACATTATCGCCCTGCTTCTGGAAGATGCCAGACAGGTTTATCGACTTAGCCCAAATTCCGCAACGCTGACACGCATCCAGATGGCAGAAAAAGCACTGAAACAGGACAATGGAAACGGCATATCCAAATTTAGCGCCGCCAGTGAAAATGAAGTAATAGAAATAAACAGCAATATCAGCGACAGTTGCGTCGCTTACAGCCACCAAATAATTCGTGTAAGTGCAAGAATAATGGAAGTGATGGCAAGTGAGCTTGAAAAGAACAACATCAAACCCACTGATTGTTGTTTAAGAACCGTAATGAACGTTATTTATTACTCGATGTTCCGAAGTCGCTAACAGCGTCGAGTTTTTCATCAAAAAATGATTCAAATGCATCGTAAAATACGGCAATAGCACCGCCCTTATCTACCGCGGCAGGAACTGCCTTTTGAGGTATATCTTTCTCCCTGAATTGTGTGTTGTAGGTATCGACAGCCAGCCGCATCAGAAACATCACTTTTTCTTCTTGTGTCATAAATTCACTCTCCTTACGGGGTTTGTAGTTGAGGAGTTCTCCACGGGTGAGGTGGAGATCGTGCGCCGGACACGGGTGAGTTCCGGCACTCTCAGTTTACTGAACAGACATTACCCTGAAAGCCAGGGTACAACACGAAAGTGCACGGCGAAGACTCTTACCCATTGAAGGCTTGTCGTTAGATTTCTTCGACCGTGCGCTTCCGGTTGTGAATAACAACATTGCTGTGTGTAGCCCTTGGCGGACATCGGTTTGCCGATTGCTGATGTCCGCCCTTTTTAAAGTGAATTTTGTGATGCGGTGAATGCGGCTATGCGCACGCGGAACAGTTAAACCGACAGGATGTCACGGAAAGTCATCGTCCCCTGACCCGGCGTTAGTTGTTAACTGGTTAACGTCACCCGGAGGCACCAGGCACCGCATCAACAAAGTTCATTTGTGAAAATGGAGATAATTATGATTGCTCATCACTTCGGAACTGATGAAATACCACGTCAGTGCGTGACGCCTGGCGATTATGTTCTTCATGAAGGTCGGACATATATCGCTTCAGCAAACAATATTGAAAAGAGAAAACTCTATATTCGTAACTTCACAACAAAAACATGCATTACCGACTGCATGATTAAAGTTTTCATCGGGCGCGATGGCTTACCCGTAAAAGCAGCGTCGTTGTGACGAGTAATAAAATACACCTTCCATATCTGTAACAGACAAGCCGAAATAAAACCGCATTAATTATCAATCACGGAAAAATCAAAATGAAAGAACTTGCGCAAAATGAAATATTTTCCAAAACCAGTCCTGATGCAATAAATGAACTCAAAGAAATTGCAGAACGCATCAGTAAAATATGCAAAGAATACAAAATCGACTTTGTATTTTCTTTTTCAGTGCTTACAGAAGTTGGAAATAACGAATATAAGGACAGTCGTTTTGTTTTATGTGGGTTAAATGGCAAAACACCAAGCCCATATATTCATGCTGCACGTGAAGTTGTCAGAAGCAACATTGGAGTACAACAAATCCATACACTTGCACAGGCTCTTGAGTTTGCAAGAGAAAATTCTGAGTGCGACTGCCCTGAATGCCAGCACGAAAAGGGAAAAACAACTCACAAAACAGCAAACCAGGCAACCTTCCACTGAAATAAAAATCCGGCAGCGCAGGCTACCGGATTTCTCCCTGCGTCACCGTATTCGGAGAAATCAGACAAAGGGCCGCTAATTCTAATCCAGCCAGAGGTTTAAATACAATGAGCGCTGATAAACAGACTTTTGCACTACACTGCGAAGCAAAAAACGATAAAGTCAGAAAACGCCTTGGCATCAAAGGCGGTTTTTTCTGGACCGAGGCCAGAAAACTTTCTGTCGCAGTTTCCCGCTGCATTGCAGCCATGGACGATGCAGGCTACGACGAGGATGATTTCAAAAAACCCGTTCGCGTAAATTTCCCCGTCGTGAATGACCTTCCACCGGAAGGCGTGTTTGATACTGAATTCTGCAACCGCTATGAAAAAGGCGGTAACGATGGCATCACCATGATGGCTATCCCCTTCGATGACAACATCAACGGTGAAGATGCCACAACTGCTGGCGATGACAACGATAACCTGGACGGAACTATTCCGGATGATGTGGAGAAAAGCGAATCCCCGGACAGCGACGATGACTGTTCTGAGTGTGAAATTCCCGTCGCCACTCTGAGCCTTACTCATCGCTTCCTTCACCTCTTCTTATTCAGCAAAGATGAAGATGGAAAATACCGGCATCATGCCACACCAGAACAACGCAATAACGTGATCCGTATGGAGATGGACACAGAGGACAGTTACCTTCAGAGCCTGCTTACTGCTGTGCGCGCCGCGCATCATGAACTGGATAAACTGACGAACTATCACCTTAGTCGCCTGGCTGAATCTGTAGGGAAAGCATTCCCCCACTCTGCAAATCATCGCATCAGCCCGGCTGAATTCGACAAGTTCATTTCCACCTGGATGAAAACTGACTACCTTGATCAGGGCCTGCTGACAAAAGAATGGCAGAACGGAAATTATGTTTCAGGCATTACCCGTACGCCTTCCGGTGCTAACGCTGGCGGCGGAAATATTACCGATCGTGGTGAAGGATTCAAACATGATAAGACATCACTCGCACGAGATGTAGCCACCGGCGTTCTGGCCCGTTCAATGGATGTGGATATTTATAACCTGCACCCAGCACACGCAAAACGCGTTGAAGAAATCGTGTCAGAGAATAAGCCGCCCTTTTCTGTTTTTCGCGACAAATTTATCGCCATGCCCGGTGGGCTGGATTATTCCCGCGCCATTGTGGTGGCTTCCGTGAAAGAAGCACCAATCGGCATTGAGGCCATCCCGGCACGCGTGACTGAATATCTCAACAAAGTGTTGACCGAAACCGATCACACTAACCCGGATCCGGAAATCGTGGAAATTGCCTGCGGTCGCTCATCAGCACCGATGCCGCAGCGCGGAACAGCAGAAGGAAAACATGGCGATGAAGAAAAGCAACAAGCATCGGACACAATGGCTAATGAACAGGCAGCGCCTGAATCAGTGGAAGAAATTCCAGTTAAACATAATGAGGACACGCAATCACTGGAAAATGTCTCATCTGTAGAAACGAAATACCAGGAACTGAGGGAGGAACTCAATAAAGCCAGGGAAAACATCCCCCCAAAAAATCCAGTCGATGCCGACAAATTACTGGCTGCCTCGCGTGGAGAATTCGTTGAAGGCATCAGTAACCCTGCTGATCCGAAGTGGGTTAAGGGGATCCAGACTCGCGACACTGAGGACCAGAATCAGTCCAAAGTGGAACAAATTGCCCCAGAAGCGGGACAAAACAGCCCGGATACGCAACAAAACGGGCCAGAAGAGCAACAGCCAGGGCCAGTAATGCAACAGGAAGTGGAAAAGGTTTGCACCACATGCAGTCAGAACGGTGGCGGCCATTGCCCTGACTGTGGTCCAGTAATGGGAGATGAAACTTACGCTGAAACTTTTGGAGAAAATGACGCCGCTGATGGAGAAGACTCAGCACAAACTGAGGAGAAGATCATTCAGGAAAACGCTGTTGATGCCGCTCAGGAGGGCGAAACCGTTGTTCAGAACGAGCCAGGCAGTGATACGTCCGGCGATGACGCCAATTCTGAGCCAGTAACTCTCGACTGGAAAAGACAGCTCGTGATTGCCGCCGTCTATGGTTTGTGCGCCAACCCCGCATGTATAGCCACAGCGCCAGCAATCCCTGATATCGCCATCATGATTGCCAACAGGCTTGAAAATTTCGGAGGTGATAAATCATGAATGCCTGGCTTATCCCCGATCGCATTGAAGAGCAGTCATGGGCACGACACTACCAGCAAATTGCCCGTGAAGAAACTGAAGCTGAGCTGGCAGACGACCTGGAAAAAGGTCTGCCCCAACACCTGTTTGAATCGCTATGCATCGATAATCTGCAACGTCACGGGGCCAGCAAAAAAGCTATTTCCCGTGCATTTGATGACGATGTCGATTTTCAGGAACGCATGGCAGAACACATCCGCTACATGGCTGAAACCATCGCCCGTCACCAAATTAATATTGATTCAGAGGTATAAAACGGATGAGTACAGCACTCGCAACGCTGGCAGGGAAGCTGGCTGAACGTGTCGGCATGGATTCTGTCGACCCACAGGAACTAATCACCACTCTTCGCCAGACGGCATTTAAAGGTGATGCCAGCGATGCGCAATTTATCGCATTGTTGATCGTCGCCAACCAGTACGGCCTTAATCCCTGGACGAAAGAAATTTACGCCTTCCCTGACAAGCAGAACGGCATCGTTCCGGTGGTTGGCGTTGATGGCTGGTCCCGCATTATCAATGAAAACCAGCAGTTTGATGGCATGGACTTTGAGCAGGACAATGAGTCCTGTACATGCCGGATTTACCGCAAAGATCGCAATCACCCGATCTGCGTTACCGAGTGGATGGATGAATGTCGCCGCGCACCATTCAAAACCCGCGAAGGCAGAGAAATCACCGGACCGTGGCAGTCGCATCCCAAACGGATGTTACGGCACAAAGCCATGATTCAGTGTGCTCGCCTGGCCTTCGGATTTGCTGGCATCTATGACAAGGATGAAGCCGAGCGTATTGTCGAAAATACTGCATATACTACAGAACGTCAGCCGGAACGCGACATCACCCCGGTTAACGAAGAAACCATGTCGGAAATTAACGCCCTTCTTACTTCCATGGAAAAAACGTGGGATGACGACCTGTTGCCGCTCTGTTCCCAGATTTTTCGCCGCAACATTTACACATCTTCAGAACTAACACAGGCTGAAGCTGTGAAGGTTCTTGGATTCCTGAAACAGAAAGTCACAGAGCAGAAGGTAGCAGCATGACACCGGACATTATCCTGCAACGTACAGGGATCGACGTGAGAGCTGTCGAACAGGGGGATGATGCGTGGCACAAATTACGGCTCGGCGTCATCACCGCTTCAGAAGTTCACAACGTGATAGCAAAACCCCGCTCAGGAAAGAAATGGCCTGACATGAAAATGTCCTACTTCCACACCCTGCTTGCTGAGGTTTGCACCGGTGTGGCTCCGGAAGTTAATGCCAAAGCACTGGCCTGGGGAAAACAATACGAGAACGACGCCAGAGTCCTGTTTGAGTTCACCTCCGGCGTGAATGTTACTGAATCCCCGATTATCTATCGCGACGAAAGTATGCGTACAGCCTGCTCTCCCGACGGTTTATGCAGTGACGGCAACGGCCTTGAGCTGAAATGTCCGTTTACCTCCCGGGATTTCATGAAATTCCGGCTCGGTGGTTTCGAGGCCATAAAATCAGCTTACATGGCCCAGGTGCAATTCAGCATGTGGGTGACTCGAAAAGATGCCTGGTACTTTGCCAACTATGACCCGCGCATGAAGCGTGAAGGCCTGCATTATGTCGTGGTCGAGCGGGATGAAAAATACATGGCTGGTTTTGACGAGATGGTGCCGGAGTTCATCGAAAAAATGGACGAAGCACTGGCTGAAATTAGTTTTGTATTTGGGGAGCAATGGCGATAGCCGTAGCAACGAGGTGAAAATGATATGACAGTTAAGGAATTCTACCGGTGTTCGTCCTGATCCAGCGCGGGCAATCTTTCGTCGATGCCAACAACTATCCGGTGGAAATCTGCAAGGTAACTCTTACTCAGGTGATCTACCGAAGACTCGACGGCAGAACCCGAGCCACTTCAATTGGTGCATTTAATGAAGAATTTGAGCGAGTCGACCACAACGAACTACACATGATTAAAGCGGAAATTGAGAAGGAAATGCATATTGCCAGCCTTCGAAAAATGCGACGTACATCAATCAACTGACAACCGCCTTCGGGCGGTTTTTAATGGCAAAAATATGGATTCACACAGTATCACCCTCAAAGAGGCCTGTAAGTTTCTCAAGATATCAAGGCCAACAGCTGTTAACTGGATACGAACGGGCCGACTACAGGCAACCCGAAAAAATTCTTCCGGTAAAAGATCACCTTATCTCACAACCCGGCAAGCCTGCATTGCAGCACTTCATTCACCGCTGCATACTGTCCAGGTGAGCGCGGGTGATGGCATAACAGAGGAAAGAAAATGTCACTCTTCCGCAGAGGTGAAATATGGTACGCCTCGTACTCGCTCCCGGGCGGGAAGCGAATTAAGGAGTCTCTTGGCACAAAGGACAAGCGGCAAGCTCAGGAGTTGCACGACAAGCGAAAAGCAGAACTCTGGCGAGTAGACAGACTGGGGGATATGCCAGATGTCACTTTCGAAGAAGCCTGCCTGAGATGGCTTGAGGAAAAAGCCGACAAGAAATCCATCGATTCCGATAAATCCAGAATCGCATTCTGGATTGAGCATTTCGAGGGAATAAGGATTAAGGATATATCGGAGGCAATGATCTACTCAGTTATCAGCAAAGCGTATAACCGAAAAACAAAGGAGAGATGGAAGTTGCAGGTGGAGGCTGCATTAAGAAAAGGGAAAGAACCACCAGCCTATATACCTAAATCGGTGAGCACGCAAACAAAAGCAACACACCTGGCAATGATCAAGGCTATTCTGCGCGCCGCAGAGCGAGACTGGAAATGGCTTGAAAAAGCACCTGTAATCAAAATACCTGCCGTAAAAAACAAACGCGTGAGATGGCTGGAAAAAGAAGAAGCCAGGAGACTCATTGATGCATGTTCTGATCCCCTGAAATCTGTAGTTAAATTTGCACTGGCAACTGGCCTGAGGAGATCAAACATTATTAATCTGGAGTGGCAACAAATCGATATGCAGCGACGTGTTGCCTGGGTAAACCCTGAAGACAGTAAGTCAAACCGCGCTATTGGGGTCGCACTGAATGACACTGCCTGCAAGGTGTTGCGTGATCAAATAGGCAAACATCACCGCTGGGTGTTTGTTTATACCACTGCTGCCAGAAGGCCTGACGGGACAATGACACCAAGCATCAGAAAGATGCGCCTGGACTATAACACATCGTGGTTAACAGCATGTCGTCGGGCAGGAATTGAAAATTTCCGTTTTCATGACCTCCGCCATACCTGGGCCAGTTGGTTAATTCAGTCAGGTGTACCACTGTCAGTACTTCAGGAAATGGGCGGCTGGGAGTCTATCGAAATGGTGCGTAGGTACGCACACCTTGCACCTAATCATTTGACAGAGCACGCGAGGAAAATTGACGACATATTGGGTGACGATGTCCCAAATTTGTCCCACCCTGAGGTTTTTGAGGATGCAAAGAAAGCATAA